TTGTGATGAATGTAATTCAAGGGTTCTAAACAATAAAATTCAAATTAGTGATAGTAAATTATATACAAGAGATGAAGTTATTAGATTACTTGAAGATTTATACGAAAATATAGCATATTCATATAACGACTATGGTAGAACTGATTTTAGTAAGGAAGCAGTTGATTATGTGAAAAATTATATGAGTGGTAAATAATTTATTATCACTAACGGTGGATATAAGACCAGTCTATGGTTAAATAGTACAAACTTTCAAATTAAACGAATGAATATAGAAACCACAAACGCCCCGAATACCACTGAACCCACTATTGTTTTTTTACTGTGTTATCGGATGCCTTTTTATCAATTGAATTTTAAATAACTAAATATCAACATTATGAGAACAGTAAATTTTAAGAAGTTTATTCCCAAAAAATATATGGGTGACGGATATACGGTAATTCAAGGCACCGGAATATGGGAAGAGGGATTTACACATAAAGGATTATTTCATCAATGGGCAAATGCTTACGAAGAATCAAATGCTGGATTTGGTAACTACACAGTTGCCTTAATAGAAATTGAAGACGGTACAATTGTAGAAGTTTTACCTACATCATTGCAATTTAACGATAAACTTTCGGCTACGTATTTAGGTTGCCGATAACGGTTGGGTATATGTGTTGTATACCTAACCACAAACTTTCAAATTAAGTACGACACTCATTGACGTATAATGGTTGCAAATATACAACGTTTTTGTTAAAAAATCTAAAATAATTTGGTAGTCTGATAAAAATGTTGTATATTTGTTGTTATAAATATGTGTTTGTTCTTGTGGTGAAACGGTAGACACAGGCAGAGAGTAAGTCCTATATCCGATTTGATTGCGGTGAAACTTCCGAAAGAGGTGGATTATAAGGTTCGAGTCCTTGTCAAGAATAAACATTATTTATAATGGTTGAGGCTAAGAAACGTAGCCTTGTAATCACGTTTCAAAATAGGTATGAACTTTATTGGCGTTGTTGCCATCAAAGAATTTAATTAATTATGGAAAAAATATAAAATTATGGAAAACTTTTCAGAAAGCACAAAAGGCAATAACGCTAATATTTTGTTAGCGGTTGTTCATTCCAATGAAAGAGAAAAGGAGTTACAAGAGCTTTGTATACAAGTGCTAAATGCAAGTCCTGAAAGATATTATAATCCAAATGGGGCTGATGAAACAACTTGCCCATTTTGTAATGCTAAAGATTATTCAAATGATTGTACCGCTGATATTGAAGATATTAAACACGAAACAAACTGTGCCTATAATATTGCAAGAGGTTTATCTACGAATAACCGCTAACGTCCGATGATAAACAATCGTTTTAATGTTGTTTATCATTTGTTAGGTTTAGTTAAAAAATTATTTTACAAATTAAAAATAAAATCATGGAATATAGATTAACACATAAATGTCAGTTGAATAAAAAAGGTAAAGATAATAAGAGTAGGTCTTATTTAATTTATTTTTTAAATGGTGTTGAAATTCTTAAACAAAAACTACCATTTGAAGAGGATTATGAATTAGGTTATCAGCATCACACAGGAATAGAAAACGAATACCTATTAAATGGTAAAATATATCAAACACGAACTAAGTTTGGCGAAACAAGAAATGTGTCTTTTCATGTGTCAAAAAATAAATTAAATGAACTTAGTTTTCCAAATGATTTTAAATTAGAACTATCAAAATAATTTTTTAATTGAACCTAACGGTTGCAGGTTTGACCAGTAAAGGATTAAAAATAACTAAATTATCAAGATATGAAGAACGTTATTAAATGCACTATTGACCGCATACGCAGGAAACCTTTATTGGTTAAACCTGTTGTTAGATTTTCATTAACTATTGATGAGGCACTTAAACTTCATAAATGGTTATCGAATAATAATTGGACAGATTACAGAGAAGATATGTGGTATAAAGAGGGTAGAAATTTTCCACCTGAAAAATTTTACTCTAAAAAGGAGATGTATGAGCTTTTTATTAATGAAAGCTAACTAGTATATATCAACTAGTAGATATAAGTACTTATAAATTAATTTATTAATTGACGAAAACAACCAATTATTACGAAATAAACAAATAAAACCAGCAATTAAATATTAACAAATAACAAAAAATATATGATAAAAACATTTTTTCCAAAGGTATGCCCATCTTGTGGTGAACATCTTGTTATTGAACAAGGGGATAAAGAAGAAACACTTAAACTCATGTGTAAAAATAAAGAGTGTGAAGGATCCCTATTGAAAAAACTCCAAAAAGGTATAATAGCATTAGATATCAAAGGATTAGGTCCAGTTGTTATAGAGGACTTAATGTATGCCGGTATTACATCGTCTTTAGATCTTTTTGATACATCTAAATTTAATGAATCTACCTTGATTTCTAGCGGCAGATTTGTAAAAGGTAGAGCATTAGAAAAAGTAATCAATTCTGTATCAGAAAAGAAAGCAATAAATATTGATAAAGCAATATTAAGTTTACAATTAGATAATATTGGAAAAACTGTTTCGGAAAAAATTGGATTGTTGTTATCTGGTATGGATGCAGATTTTACTGGTCTTCCTTATTCGGTTAGAGATAACATGTATGAAATAAAACAAGAAATTACAGAATATCTTGAAAAATTTGAAGAATATGGTGTTGAAATAGTAAGAAATAAACCTAAAGTAATTTTAGAATCTGATATTAAAAAAGTTAGTAAATATGTTGCTATTGAAGATAACATTGAAATTAAACAAGTTGTTGAAAAATTAGGTTGGGAAATTGTCCAAGTTGAAGATGAAAAATGTCAGATGTTTATTGGGGATAATATTCCGGAATATTGTACTGATAATAATATAAAATGTATGAGTTTGAAAAAATTAAAATTATTATTTGCGTAAATATGGAAAACTATATTTGTTGTGAGTGTCAAACAGATAAAAATGTAAAAATGAGACAAACAAAACATGGCGAATCTACAATGTGTACGAAATGTTGGAATGTTTGTAAAAAAGATGAATCTGTTACACTTATTTGTGAGGATTGTGGATCTAATAAAAATGTTGAACGCAGATATATGACCACAGAATCTGGAGCGTTAGGTGGACGTTTATGTAAATCATGCTTTAATGATTTGTTGTATGAATTTATGAATTAAAACAAATCAAATTATTATTAGCATAAAAAATAAAAATATGGAAATTTTAAAAAAATTAGACCATTATAAATTTATCAATTGGTTGAAAGAAGATGAAGAAAAAACAAAATTTATTATTTATCTTATGGATAATGCATATGATTTTGAAGAAGATAATACATTAGATTCTAAAAAAAATGATGAAATCATAAAATTCATATCAAAATATAAAAAATATGCTTATTTTGGTGAATTAACTAGTTCTGATTCTTCTGAACGTAAAAATATTGAAAACCGAGATTTATTTGTTGAGAATAAAATTGAAGAATTTAAGAAATTACGCCAACGAAAATTAGAAAGGCTTTTAAATGATAGGTAGAAGATCAGAATTAAATTTCGAAAAACATGAATTAATTATATCTGAACAAGATGGATTATTAGTTCATTATTTGAAAAAACCAAATACTATTATGGACAGTATTAAATATATTAATACTAATGGTATTTTAGTTGCACAATAAATCTTATTCAATACTAACAAATATTAGTTAAATATGATTTACCAACTTCGCTACCACGCTCAGTTGTCTTTATATGTCTACTAAGTTTTTTTAATTCATTTGCATAAATTCTTCGACTTAATAAAACATTATACTTAACATCATTCAATGTTAAATAGTCCGTGCCAGACAAATTTAATACTTTTCCTCCTTTTTTAGAAATATTAATCGTTGAATTAATATCTCTATTAAATGTTTCACCACAAATTGGGCAAGTGAAAACTCTGACCGTAGGGTCTTTATATTCACGATTCCCACATTGTGAACAATCAGAAGTAGTATTTTTTTCATCAATGATTTCAAAATTGACATAGCTTTTAAGACAGACATTTTTTAAAATTTGTCTAAATTTTCCTATGTAAGATTGATTTAACATTGATCTTCTTTTATTTTTTTCTTTTGCTACATTTATAGTAGGAGTGTAGTCACCTATCATAATATAATTATAATTTTCACATAAGAAATTAGCTATAGTGTATAACATTTGCTTAATTTGTTCTCGCTTTTTATTATTTATTTTATCTATTGCTTTTGTTAATAACTTATATCTTTTACTTACCTCTATTATTTCTTTTCTATCATACGTTCCATCATTATTTTTTATTATAGTTATTTTTTGTTTTCTACAAATATCTCTTTTAGCTATTAATTTATCTAATTGTTTATCAAGTTCTTTAATACCTTTAATAGTTGAAACCTCAACGGTATTTAAATTATAATCCAACATGACAAACATATTTTTATGATTAGGGTCAATTGAACACCACCTGTCGGTGTTGTTTACTGCTTGTTTATTTCTAATGATGTCGCAAGAGAAACAGGCATAGAATTTATCTCCGGATTTATGTCTTTCTTTTTTAAGAACTACTGTATTTAATTTATAGTTTTTATATTTGATTTTATTTTTCAAAGTCCCAGTAACATGTAGTTGTTTATTATTAGAATCTTTACCAAGAGTAAATGTTATGTTATTATCTATAATTTTTATGCCTTGAGAGTTTGGTTTTTCATATTCAAGAGAGAACCATTTTTTCTTCCAAGAAGTATATTTAGGATAGCCAATACAACCTCTTTCGAAGAATTGTTTAAATGATTTTTTAACTCTCATAACAGAAGAATCAATAACCATTGAATATACAGATTTAATGAATAGATTATTTGGTTTTATTATTTTTTTAAAATAGTTTCTACCATTATAACCATTATTAAGATTTAATTTATTATCATTATTTTTATAATCATCTATTGTACATTCTAATAATTTATTATAAGACCAGTTAGCTATTCTAGATTGTCCATCAAGAATTAAAGCATCATCTTCAGAGAAGATAACTTCCGTTTTAAAAGTTCTTGTGAAAATATTACTCCTATCTTTTTTGATAAAAGGTCTAATGATTTTTTCTGACATTTGTAGATAATCTTTTTTTCTTAATAGTATATATTAAATAAAATAACTCATATTGCCAAAAAGATCACCATCACATATAAAATTATTATCAAGTTGTGAAAGTTATCCATTTACTTTAACTAAATTTAAACCAAATAAAAAAATAAAATAATTTGGATAATTGAAAAAAATATTGTATCTTTGTAGCCCAATTAAAAATATTATTAATAAAAACTAAAAATTATGGCAGGTAAAAAATTTGAAATGACTGGCTCTCCGAAGCCATATTTCGAAAAAAAAGAAGAATTTGTAAAAAAAATGGCTGAGTTTGGCTGGGAACCTTGCAAAATGAAAAAACGTGATAATCAGTGTGATGTCCTAATATCTGATGATTGTGACAAAATTTCAAACAAGACCGTTCTTGCGAATGAACTTGGAATTGAAATAATGTCTTATGAAGATATTGTTGATTTATTTGATTTATCGGAATAAAAAAATCGCTTAATTAGTATGTGATATGTAAAAAAAGCCACATAATGTGGCTTTTTTTATTTGAATAGTTCTGTTTCTATTTCTTTCATACATTCTTTCACAGCAAACCTAGTTCCTTCTATAATAAAACCATATAGGCTAAATACATTATTTTCTTTCGGGGATTTGTCAAAATAATTTTTATTAGAACAAAGCTCGTCAATATTTCCTTGATATTTTAAATAAAATGAAAATATATCACCATCCTCTACTAATCCGACCAATGTTGAATTCTTTGGATTTTCTATATAATCATTTATGAAATTTTGAACATTTACTAGTTCATCAGTGTTATCAACAGAGTTATCTAATAAAACCAAAATTCCTCTTTTTAAAGACGAATACTCTCCGGATATTTTATCTTTAAACTTATCATCTAATGATTCGTGTAGAAATTCTCTATATTTATTACTAAATTTTTCCATAATGTTTGATATATATTTTAATTATATATATTAAAAAAAAATATCGTAATGTTGAAAAAAAACATATGATTATATTTAATTTATATAAAAAAGTATCCGGATATATTCTATGAATATATTTTAAACAATAGCAAATAATTTTAATATATACTTAAAAACAATATAATATAATGATTACATATTTTAATGATTATTTGAACGAAAAAGAAAATAAATTAACATTTAAAATAATTGATAATTTTGCGAATATATTTGGTGAGAAAATATCTATATCTGATTTAAAAAATAAATATACTGATCTTATAGATTATATATTTGTTTTATATAATGGTGTTGGGTATAGATATTATCCATGGAATAAAAAATTCTATAAAGGAACAGATGAAGTTAAATTAAATATAAATGATGTGAAATATAATAGTGTGAAAATATTACCGGAATATATAACAAAATTAGAAATAGAATATGAATTATCTCATACTAAAGATGCAACATATTCAAAATATATAGATGATTATACAGTCGATATTATAGGTGTTGTATCCGAAGATGATAATTATGTCGAAAAAGTATTAAAACGCTGTAAGATCGATCAAAAAACAGGTAGAATAGACTGTAATTATGAATAAACTCAATAAAAAGTGAATGATAACTCATTCACTTTTTTTATTGTCTAAGTGGTTCAAGTCTTGGCGAATTTGAAATTAAATCATCTGTCGTTTGAAAATCCATCAATTTAGAAATTCTATATTCTTTACTTCTTTCTTTTCTATCTTTTTTTCTTAATTCTTGTTCTTTCTTAGCATTATTTCCTGTTCTTCTCTTTGGTTCTTCTGTAACTGTTCGATGATATTGATCTGGGATTTCTGTTGCACCCGGACCATCACCACCATCAAATTTAACTGTTTTTTTATTTAAATTTGTTGCAAGATTACAATCATTATATTCATTAAAGGATTTTATATGTTTTATCATAATATTATATATTAATTATTTTACCGCTTTTACTTCATTGTAAAAGGTGTTCATATATGGTGAAGCTTTTGCATAACCTTCTTTATTAATATCTTTTAAAAGTTGTGGATCACCACCACCACCATTAATATTTATAGCAACTCTTAATGCTTGATCTAGATCTGTGGTATTTAACATTCCTCTTTTCTTAAACCCACTAAGCATAAAAGTTACCAAACATAAAGCAGCATTATCAGCAATATTTAAAGCATCAGGATTATCTATAATATTCGTATTTGTTTCTCTCATAGTATCTTTATTATAAACATTATACGATCCTTTAAATGTAATTTGATTAAGTCCTCTACCTCTATATTTAAAGGCATCCCCCTTTGGAGCACCATTAACACCATAATTACAATCATAGAACATAAGATTGTGTTTAGACAGTTTTACTAATTGTGCATCAGTTATATGAGATGTTACAATTTTTGTTTTCTTATCCTTATACCAAAAACATGTGAAATTATCCCATTCAACACTTGTCATACCCAAATAATTCTTCATTTCATCCCCCCATAATACTTTAGCTATTTTTACACTTCTTCCACTAAATAATCTTTTTAAATTGGTAGCATTTGTTCCACCATAACCCCATTCATTTGTTGGAACTAATCCAGACTCTTTAAATGAACATCCAATTATACCCGCAATTGCAGCATCACTCATACCATATTTTCTACCATATTTTGTTATTTTTGATATCATTTCTTTTTTTGATACTGAAACAATTTTTATTTTACCACTACTAACTGAACTACTAGTACTTACACTTCCAGTACCTCCACCACCATCACTATAAGTATCAACATAAGCAGGTCTTATTTCGTATGTACCATAACCTGGACTTTCACTTTCATAATATGTAGGATCATCCGTATCATCATATATAGGATCATTTGTATCAATTACTGTAGCTTCTGCTGTACTATCCTCATACTCTATATATTCATCTGGCTCTAAAGACATAATTTCGTCAGTTTTTTTTTCTATTATTTTTTCTTTTACTTCCTTTGGATCAAATTCTGGTGTTGGTGATATAGTATTTTTATTAACATAATCGTCTACAGTATATCCATGTTCCAAGTAATTGTATGCATTTGGGTCATCGGTATTTTTATTATTGTTTATACTTTCTTCTTTTATGTCATATTTTTCTTTTTCTTTTTCTATTTTATCCTCATTAACTGGTTCATTATTTAGAGATTTTACTATTTCAATTTTTCTATTTGTTGTTATTTTTTCTTTAATTTCTTTAGTTTCTACATTATTTGTTTTTAATATTAATTCATAATTAATTTTTGTATTATCATCTTTATATGGTATATTTTTTCGTTTAGAATCATATTCATCTTTTTCAATTTTTGAATTTTCAACAATACTAACATTTCTTGATAAAAAATCACTTCTAAGAGCTTTATATTCTAATATTTTAGAGTCTAATTCAGGTCTTAATATTGGGGACCCCATATTACCAGTAAGAGTTGATGGTTTAGCCAAAATATCTATAAAACTATCCATCCATTTGAAAAAATTAGTTCCTAAAACAGCCTCTTGATTACAGTCACTATGACCTAAATTTAATTTTTGGGTATTATCTTTTAATTTTATATCTATACTAGTTTTTTTTAATTGTATTGCATTATTGTAATAATCCATATTTAATGCTGTGTCATCAGAATATATCTGAGTTCTGTCGTCAAACAATAATGCTGTAAAATTAACATATTCCTCTTCTGATATGTTTTTTAATTTGTTTTGCAAATTGATATTATATTTTTCAGAATAATTATATTGTGGTTCATATAAATTTCCATGTGAGAATGTAACACTTACAATTTTACCAATAGCTGGTACACTAAAATTTTTTCCATCTAAATTTCTAAATGGAGATGCCCATGGAATATGTTCAACAGGTATATCATTAAATACACCTTGAACTCTAACTCTGATTCGACCGAATCTACTAGGATCTTTATTATCTTCAACTAAACCAAGAAAAATCTTATCTGTTAAAAAATCTTCGAATTGTAAATCGTGAAAACTTTCTTTTCCGTTTGGTACAAACATATGCTATTATATTTTTTTTAAAATGGTGGTTTTGTAATACCCAACATTGCTGTTCTTGTCACATTTTCTAAATTATTTAATACATTAGAACCTAAATTTTTTTCAAAATTTTCCACAGATAATTTTCTAAAATCTTCATCATAGACATTATTTGGATAAATTTTACTTAGTTTTGTGGGTTTTACAACAGAATCAATTACTTTATTTATCAATTTTCCTCTTTCTTCATTAAACTTACCCACAATTTTATCTCTATAATTTGATATTAATTTGTCTGTTTTTGTGGATAAACTTTTTTTTATTTTTTCTGTTTGGAATTCCTCACTATATATATCATTTTTAAAAAAATTAACTTTTTCACCTGTTAAATCATTATTTTTTTTCACAATATCACTTAATTTATTATTTATAGTTATCGCACTTTTATCAATAATATTTGATCTAAATTCTTTTGATATTGATTTATATTTTATATCAAATGTAAATACTGCCGGTTTATTTGATGTTCCCTCATTACCACTAATAGTCATGGCACCCTCAAATGGAATAGAATTAAAAAAATCAAAATTACAATCATGTAGAGTATATATTATTCTAGGTGGGTCAGTATTTATAAACGAATCTGATTTGTTATTTATTCCTAATTTTTTAGCATCATCACTATATAATCTAAATATTCTAATATCTGTTACTTCGATAATCATATCAAATCTCAATAAATTTTCAGGTATCATATATCTTTGATCTTTATAAGAATAACATAAATTATTATACAATTCAGCTAAATATGTTGATCGTAAAGATATATCTTCTGTTAAAATAATAGATAATTTATCTTCACCATATTTTACCATTTTTGAATTGAATTTATCTAACCCACTAATAGATTGTATATAATATGATCGAACAAATTGATTATTTGTGAAATCTGATTGAAAAAGCTCAAATATTCTACTTACAAATTCATCATATATTTCTTGTCTATCTGCAATATCCGGAATTATATTATATTTTTGAATAAATGACCCAACAGATGCTCCTTTATTTATGCCATCATAATTAAATAATGGAGAACTACTCGTATCTATTTTTATACTAAACCCTAAATATGTGGGATCTTCAAATATATTCTTTATATTCTTACTATATTTGAATAAATTATCGACATCAGAATACATATTGAAATGGGATGCTCCACCGGGTGTTTGTATATCAGTTCTTTCAGATGCTATAGTTTCTTTATCAACCTTTTTTTTACCATCTATTTCCCAGTCAGAACTCCATTTAACAGGTGATCCACCATAAATAATACTATAATCTTGGTCAGTTAATTTATTATACTCATTTATATAAGCGTTTTTTTTATCTTTTGGAAATGTCATATATTATATTATTTCTTTTTTATCCTTCTAGGAAAAGTATATATATCTGTTAATTCTCTTTTTACTAATGTTAACTCTTGAATATTTCCTTCAGTTTTTGAATATGTTAAATTAATTGCTGTAATTAACCATTCACCAGATAATTTGTGAATAATGTTTACGTCATACTCATTTTCACCATTTTCAATATCTGTTGGTGTTAATTTTGTTTCTTTATTATCTGATAATTTACCATTGTTATATAATTCAACTAAAACTTTTTGAAATCTATACAATCCATAATTAACTTTACTTAACCGAATAGTCATTTTTATTTTTTGTAAAAATTTAAGATTGTTTCTATTTTGAAGTATAGTGTGTAAATATTCTTTATGAACATTATCATTATCCATTTTACCCATATATGAATTATTTATCATGTTATCATATAATCCATTTACATCATCCGGATTTCCTTTCATAACAATAGAATTATCATCCACAGTAATATTATCTAACATGTATTTTTTGTAATTATCCTCAGTTTTATTATAGTAAAAAGCCATATGCCTATATCCATATTTCAAATTTATATTAGTACTACTATTAATTATGGTATATTTTGATATAAACATATTTGTTCCATCACAATCTTTTTTATTTGATAAAATAAGGGGTACTTGGTCATCTTGACCATCTTTAATTAATGTTTCTCTATCTAACATATTCATTTGTGTTGATATGTCTTCATTTAGTTGAGATTCAATATCAACATAATTAAAATTGTAATAAAAATCAATATATCCGAATAAAAATGTTTCATCATTTATATATGATCTTCCAACAATTTCTTTTAAAAATTCAATTTTATAATTGGATGGATTTATCCAAATCATCTCATCATTGGTTCCATCTATATTTGTAGCAAATCCCAACCCAATCTTATTTGATATTGTTTGTAAGACATTAAAACTAGTTCCTTTATAACTTTCAAAATCATTATAATATAATTCATTTATATCTAATATAGCATCTATCATATATGATAATGTTTCAGCATTTGTTCCTTTAACTATACTAAAATCAGTAATCTTAAAATCCATTTTTATAGCCATCAAATTTTTATTAGATGATTCTTTAAATATACTAATGATGGAATTATCTACCGGAAAATTATCATCTATTAATTTACCAGTAGAATCTGAAAATTCTAAACTTAATGATGGAACAAAACTATCATTATTTAAAATTAAGTTTTTTATTTGTGTGCTTTCAATTATAACACCATTTAAATATACTACTGGATATTTTGCTAAATCCTCAGACTGCCTATTTACTACGTCATCCGATTTATCTGGCATTTCTTGATTATGCTCTTTTCTATATATTTTTTCAGCATCTGGATTATTACCAAAATCAATAGTGAATGGTTTTGTTTCAATTGTTGCCCTTTTTTTTATAATTATCATGATAATTTAGTATTTAATTTTATAGTTTTATTTTTTTTATCTACTATCATTTGTTCAAAATCAATAGGTCTAATTGTTGGTGGTACACCAGTCTGTCTAGATGGATCTGTTCGAGTTTTTTTATTCTTTGGGTTAGCTACTTTTTCAGAATTAATCTCTGGTTTATCTATTTGGTTCATACCAACCACAAGTTCTTCAGCTATATAATATATTGTATCACCAATACTAATAGAAAAAGGATTAAGTATATTATTTATAACCATTAATTCTTCAACATATTTTGTTGTTCCATAAAGTCTAAAACTTACTAAATCTAATCTAGATTCTTCATAATCTTGTACAACATCTTCATATTTATAACTTGGCACATCGACAACACTTTTAGAAAAAATGTCGCACAAATTATCTTGATTTTTATCTCTTTTTATATTATCTAATGTAAAATTTTGCATTATTTTATTTTTTTATTTTTTTATGCCTCTGGCGTTGATCGGGTATTACCTGTTCTTATTCCTGGTACTTGTTGTACAGGTGGTGTTTTACTTTCGTTTTTTGTATCTGTTTTCCCAGCATTTGTGTCATTTTTTGTTGCCGTTGATGGTGTGTAAATTCTTTGATAACCATTATTAAACATTTGAAATATTTCTTGTGCTCCTAAATTTCTACCTAATTCTACTCTAACTTCAACATTTAATCTAGTTGGAATATCATTAAAACCAAATTCATTATTAAAATCTAATTTAACATCTTTAACGATAATATTACCCAATGATATAAATGGTGAATATGGATTACCTAATGTTAAATGCCACGGTGTTGAATTCTCACCAGTCATTACTGCAATTGATCCCATAAGTGCATATTTCCATTTTGCGACTGTACTCGTTAATACTGTTTTAAGTGTGCCAGAAATAACATCACCAGTAAATTTTGATAAAGTATTTGTTAATGGATTTAATGCATCTCCTTTAATATCTGTTTCAGCTATTTCACCAGGTTTTAATTCTGATTTTTTATCTCCTTCTTTACCTACCTCTATATTTTTAAAAATACCCTTAACACTATCAAAAATTTCCGTAATCGCACCGGTAAATGCTGATATAACTGATTGTATAAATGTCCACCAAGCTTCAGCAGAATTTCCAGCTGCCGCAGCGGTTCTTAATTGTTGTATAACTGGTGAATCTCCTTTCATAATTGTAAGAGTGTCACGAGTACCCATTTTAAGACATCTATATATTATATCTAACATAGCATTACCCGGATCAATATCACCTATAAATTTTTGTTCATATACAGTTTTTAACGTTAAAGACATTGTAGAAACATTTCCATAACCAGGATCAGAATTATTAGCTCTTGCCGCAGCTTCTTGTAAAACTTCTGGTTTCCCTTGAGGTATATTATTTTCTCCAAATTCAGTTATTCCCATTTTTTTCATAAATCCGAACAATAATCCTTGGGACCAACCAGGAACAGATAAAACACTTGAAGCTTTAAGACCAAATTCAGATTCCAATATTTTCATAACAACTTGATCTAATCTTTCGGTCATAGTAACCCAAGTTTCATTAAAGTTTATATTGAAAAAATTTTCTTGATCTGGTTCAACCCAACCAACTAAAGTTGTGAATGGTCTTGGTTTTGTTTTATTATATCGTGTTCCGCCATTCCGCCATATTTGTAAATTATTGGGAGGTGAACTAAAATCATCAAATCGTCTTAAAACCCACATTCTATTAATAGGATATACCCCTAAATTCAACAAATATGCAAAATCTGCCGCTTGAAATTTCATAGATTGATAAGAATTAGACTCAAAATCTTTAAGTAATTTTAAATATGGGTTTAAATCACTTTTATTATTATAAATAGTATTTTTATAATAATTTTTTATACCACTAGATGAACATGGTTTACCATTCTTAAACACCACACATTTTTTAGGAGACTCAACCGGTTTATTATCAACCATTTTTGTTCTAGTCTTTAGATCATTCCATATAGTGTTTGCATTATCATCATTATATAATTCTGGTATTCTAGTCAGAAAACTTAGTTCATTAAACATATTATATTATTTCTTTTTTTCTATATATAAAAATAATACAAGTGAAATCTAATAATCTTTTATGATTTGACTACTGCTGAAATCAGATATATTATCGAAAATATCATTTAATATAACTTTGTTGTCAATAAACTCTTCATAAAATAATAAAATGTTGAAATTTATATCATATTCTAATATTTCTTTCAATTTAAACAATTCTTTTATTGATATTTCTTTTGATTTTATGTCCGGAACATAATAAATATCTTTGCCTTTTTTCAGTGAATGATTTATTTTTGTGTAAACCATTAAATTAAAATAATCTTTATGCTTATTTATATCTATATCATATTCATCTATTAATTCAGTTATGTCTACAATAACCTTATTTCTTACTCTATTTATTTTGATGTATTTATCAAATTTTCTTCGGGTTTTACAAAACACTATATAAAAATTCATATTTATTATTTTTGATTTTTAACTATATATTATAAAAATGTTGTCCAATTTTTTATATTGCAAAATATTATAAACTTTTTTCATTTATTTATCTAAAAATAGATAATAATTAAGATGATGAAAAATCTTAATATAAAAAATAAACCCATAAAATATGGCAAAAAAATCAGGATCAGCATCATTTTCATTTAATGATATGAGATCAATGATGGAAACAATCTCTAAAAAAACCGCAATTTCTATCGAAAAAGATAAAAAAGTAAAAACATATATAGATACTGATATTTATATGTTGAATGCTTTATTATCTAAATCTATTACACATGGTGGATTACCAAAAAATCGTATTACTATTTTCGTTGGAGAAGAATCAGTTGGTAAATCATATCTATGTTATAATATAGCTAGAAATGCACAAAGGAAAGAAAATTACAATGTTATCTATATTGACACTGAATTTTCAATTGAACTTGGTGATCTTGAACAATTTGGGATCGATATTTCACCAGAAAGATTTATGCTTATTAGATCAAATAAAGTTGAAGATTTGAAAATTATGCTTACTCAATTCTTAGATGGACTAAAAGAACAAAAACTTAAAGGTATAGATATAGATAAAACTATTATTTTCCTCGATTCAATTGGTCAATTAGCATCAAATAAAGAAGTAGAAGATGCAAAAGAAGGAAAAAATAAGGCAGATATGTCAAGAGCAAAAGCAATTAAATCTTTATTTAGAATTATAAATTCAGATTTAGGGTATTTGGATATTCCTATGGTTTGTACGAATCATCAATATATGTGCGTTTTTGGGGATGCAGAAGTCTGTAAATCAGATGGTTCTGTTGAAAAAATTATAAATTTAAAAATTGGCGATTATGTTAAAACATTAGATGGTGACAAAATTATAGAAAATATTTTTGAATATGATAATTGTGATGTTTTAGAAATTGAAATGGAAGATGGTGAAATTATTAAGTGTACACCAAATCATAAATTTTTAGTAAAAGAAAATTGGTCTTCAGATGAAGATAACACATGTTGGAAATGTGCATTTGAATTAAGCGAAAATGATTTTATTTTAGCAATTGAACAATAGTGGTTAGTAGAAACAAATGGCTTTTTTAATTTAATATATAAATTAAAAAAGTCAATATGAAACTAACATTAGAAAATATCATTGAGAAAATTAAAACATCAAAATCAGTATCACCTATAATAAAAAGTTTAAATAAAAGAGAGGAGTTAAAGAATTTTATTATAACAAAAACAGCATTTTTATCTGATGAAAGCAATTTGAAACAAAGATTATATCATATAAAAAATGATTTATATCTTATAGAAAAATGTGATATATGTGGTAAAAACAATAAAGAATGGAATAATAAAATTTCATGTTATAAAGATTTTTGTTCGAACAAAGATTGTAAATATAAACACAATTTTGAAAATAGAAATCAAGAGGAAATTAATAAAAAAATTAAAAAAACAAAAATAAAAAAATATGGTGAAAATTATGCTATAGATTTATATGAGAAAAGTAAAATAACGTGTTTAGAAAAATATGGAGCTAATCATTATACGAAAACCGAAGAATATAAACAAAAAATGATGGATAAGTTTGGATATATTTCTCCGTTTGAATTGAAAGAAACTCACGATAAATCTAAAGAAACTTTGTTAAATAGATATGGTGTTGATCATAATTTTAAAATTTCCGGTATGACTCAAAAAATACAAAATACATTTATATTAAAATATGGTTATGATAATCCCTTAAAAAATAAAATAATTAAAGATAAAATGATACAAAATAATATTAAAAAATTTGGCTTTCCTTGCCCATTACAAAATGATATTATTAGGGATAAATCAAATGAAAAATTAATGATAAATTATGGAGTAGAATCACCACTTCAATCTAGTATTATTCTTGAAAGATTTAAAAACACAAATTTAAATAAATATGGTGAAACACATTGGATGAAAAACTCAGAATTTTATGAAAATTACACAAACATAAAAAAGAAATCATCATATAAAATATATATATTTAACGATGAAGAAATAATAATGCAAGGATATGAAGATTATGTTTTTGAAGAATTGTTGAAGTGTTATGATCGGAATGATATTGTTATAAGTATAAAAAACATAAATGAACATGTAGGTATTATAAAATATTATTTAAATGATATAGAACATAGATATTATCCGGATATATTTATAAAAAGTGAAAATCTAATTATCGAAGTTAAATCAACATATACTTATTTATTAGATTTAGAGAAAAATTTAGAAAAAGAAAAATACTGCAAAAAATTAGGATTCAATTTTCAATTTGTTATTATAGATGGAAAATATTATGATAAATGGAAAAGAAAAAAAATGAAAATGATTCAAAAAAAAATTAGAACAATTAAATTGTTAGATGAAAAAATAAAAACATATGATATTCAAGTGAAAGATTCACACCACTATATTCTTAAAAGTGGGATAATATCACATAACTCTCAGGACCTTTTTCCAAAGGCTATTCAATCAGGGGGGAAAGGGGTCGATTATTCAGCCTCATGCATTGTTTATCTTACAAAAGCAAAACTTAAAACAGGTAATGAAGATGAATTAGATTTAGGTGCTTCCGGGATTATCGTTACAGCTTTAGCAAGAAAAAATAGAAATGCTAAACCTAAGAAAATTAAATTCGAAATTTCCCACCAAAAAGGAACAAACAAATATACTGGGTTAGAGTATTTCTGTACCCCAGAAAACTTTGAAAATATTGGAATAGCAAAAGTTAAACCAGAGGTAGATAAAAAAACAGGTGAAATAACATATAAACCATCTGCAGGAAAATGGTATGTAAAACATCTTGATAAAACATTTTTTGACAAACAATTATTTAATTCAACAATATTTACACCAACAGTTTTAGAAAAATTAGAAATAATTATTAGTGAATATTTTTCATATGGTTCATATGATGAAATTGAAAAAATTGAAAAAGAAATGGATGAATTATATAAAGAATTCGAAGAAAATGATGAATTTGATATTGATCAAGAAGATGACTCAAATTTATTTGATTAAAAATAAAAAAGCCAGTTAATTCTGGCTTTTTTTTATTATCATATTAAACTAATATAAAAATAGTAGATATAATAAAAAACAAAAACAAAATAATATATGAGTGAAAAAGTAACCGTTGGGTTAGAAAAAGTTTTTTTTCAACATATTTTGGAGAATCCGGATCAAATAATTAAAGTTGAACCGTATTTTTTCAAAAATGATGATATTCAATTCATTTATAATGTTGTTAGAGAAGAATATATTCTTAGTAAGAATAAAAATGTTCCTCAACCACAACAAATCTTAGCAATGGTTAAGATAAATGATGTTGATAAAAAAATAGCCGACAATTTAGTAAAATCTCTTTTAAAAGGAGATAATTCGTCCTATGAAGAAGAATGGGTCTCTACTAAATTTAAAGCTTGGAAATTAACTAATTTGACCAAAAATAATGTGATGAAGTCCGTTGAGTATATCCGGGGACTTGAAGAAATAAATTATGATAATGTTGTTGATGTTGCCAGTAAAATACGAAACATGTTCAATGAATCATCAATTATTGATAATGATGATGAAGACCTTGGAGAAGATTTTGACGACCCAGAATCACATAAAGTAACAGACACATCGAGAAAGATTAATACAGGTTGGGGTTGTATAGATAAAATATTATCTGGTGGTTGGGACCAAGCATCATTAAACTGCATAATGGCGGAGACAAATGGTGGTAAGTGTTTTTTTGATTCTTATATTGAAATAAAAAATAAAAAAACTGGATATGTGGAAAAAATAAAAATTGAAGATTTTTATAATAGAATAAAAATAATTAATAAAATATAATATGGTTTGTGAAATATGTAATAAAAAATATGCAGATATTAATGGGTTAGCAATACACTTATCAAAATCTCATAAATATGATCATGATATGTTAAAAGAATATTATGATAAATATTTAAAAAAAGATAATGAGGGTAAATGTTGTTTTTGTGGTAGTGACGCTATATTTAAAAACTTATCTAAAGGATATCATAATATTTGTGAATCTAAAGATTGTTTAGGAAAAACACGAGCAACTGGAACTTATCAATTTTATATGTATAAGTATAATTTATCAGAAGAAGATGCTAAGACAAAACAATCAGAAATAGCTTTAAACAGAGGGGAAAAAATAAAAAATAGTTTAGATAAATGTTTAGAAAATAATTCATTATTTCATAAAGAAAAATCTCACCAATCTAAAGACTATTGGATAAAAAGAGGCTTAACAGAAGAAGAGGCTATATTAAAAGCTAAAGAAATTATGTGTGATATTCATAAAAAAACATTTAAGAAATTTAAAGATAATCCAGATAAATATATTGGGGTATATCCTACACAATTAGAATATTGGTTAAAAAGAGGATTAAAAATTAAAGAAGCCAGACAAAAATTAAAAGAAAGACAAACAACATTTTCATTAGATATTTGTGTTGAAAAATATGGAGAAATAGAAGGACTGAATAGATGGTTAGATAGGCAACTAAAATGGAATACAAATTATAAAAAAAGTAATTTTTCAAAAATAAGTCAATTATTATTTTGGGATATTTATAATTTATTGAAAAATAAAAATGATATTTATTTTGCTACATTGAAAAATGGTGAAAAGGATGATAGTGGTATAAACAATGAAAAAAGGATAAAATTAAAAAGTATAGTTATAAGTTCAGATTTTATAGATACATCACAAAATAAAATCATAGAATTTGATGGTGTTTATTATCATCGTAGTACCCCCGAAAATATAAAAAGGGATATTCATAGAGACATGATGTTATTATATGATAATTATAAAATATTACACATAAATGAAAATGAATATAAACAAAACCCAGAAAATGTTCTAAAAGAATGTATAGAATTTTTAAATAAATAAAAAAACAATAAATAATATGAGTAATGCTTTATTTACAGCATTTAATGCAAAAGACGATGATATTCAAGAATTTTTAACAAAATCTTTCAATATAGGAGATACGCATGAAAGAAAATTTTTGGAATCATATAGAATTGATGATTTTCAAGTAATGACTGATTCCGGATGGCAAGATATTTTAGCTATTGGAAAAACCGTCCCATATAAAATATGGGAAATAAAAACAAAAAATTACACGTTAAAATGTGCGGATAAACATTTAGTATTTGATCAGCATATGTTTACTATATATGTTGAAAATCTAAAAGTAGGGGAAAAAATTTTAACAAAAACAGGATATGAAAAAATATTAGAAATAAATATTTCAGAAGAAGAAATATCTATGTATGATATTGAATTAGATAATGAAAGTGATAGAAGATATTATACCAATGGTATATTAAGTCATAATTCAATGTGGATGCAAAATATGACAGTTAAAGCTGCAGACCAAGGAGCAAATGTCGTATATATTACATTGGAAATGGGATCTCAGAAATGTATGAAACGTATGGGTGCAATGAGATTAAAAATTCCGGCTGATGATTATAATGAAAAAGCAAGAGATACTATATTTATGAAGAATAAATTAAATGCTTTAAAATCTATGGGATCCGGAGCATTTAGTTCTAAACCAGGTAAAATTTTTGTAAAAAAATTCAATACTAGTGATTGTACAGTTACAGATATAGATAATTATATTCATAAATTAGAACAATCTAAGGGTATAAAAATAAATATGGTTGTTGTAGATTATATTTCATTAATGTCTTTAGAAAAAGGAGCTACAGATAGTACATTATTTTTAAAAGGTAAACATATGGCTGAGGGATTAAGATACATTGCAGATAAACATAATGTAACTGTTATAACTGCTACTCAAACAGATAAAGCTGTATGGGGTGCTAATGATGTAGATTTGAAAAATATGCCAGAATCAAAAGCTATCGCAGAAACTGCCGATTCTGTATGGGCAATTATTAGAAACCCAGAAATGAAAAAACAAAACCTATACAGATTAAAAATATTAAAATTAAGAGATGGGGAACATAAGGGGGAACAAATAAGATTTGATTTTCATCCAGACTATCTAACAATGGAAAATGATCAATTTGTTGGAACAGTATAAAAAATAATAATGAAAAAATGTCAAATAACGAAAAATACATAGATGAGGAAGAAGAAAACGAACAAGAAATATTAATCGATTTATCGAATATAGATGAAGATGAGGAAGAAATATTCGAAGATATTGATTTAAAAATATGTGCTGATATTGAAGAGGACGAAGAATCTGAATTTGATAAAATGTTTAAAGGTACTGCAAATAAACATAAATTAGAGGGCACTCATGCATTAAAAAGAGATACTATATTTAAAGGTAAATTAGAAGAACAAACTGAGGAAACATTAGAATACACAACATATTTTCCGGATTTTGATGCTAATAATTATACCATTGAAAGAGGATCATCACATGAAATGGAAAGTAGACATTATGAAGATACTTATTATCAACAATGTTTAACTAAAGACGTATATTCTTTTTTAGGCAAAAAAACAGATATAGATTTTGTTGAAAATAGAAGAAAGCCAAATAAAGTAACATTCAACAATTATTATAAAATGTGTATAGATGAATTAGGAACAAAATATACAAAATCTGAAATTTTTGTGGAAATATCATATTACTTTACAGATCACATATTCAACATGTTTAAATTACTAAATAAAAAAAATGCAACCGGTATTATATTAGAATTAAAATCAAAAGGTTATTTAAAAGATATAGGAAATATAAACTTTATGTAAAAATAATAATATAATAAAAAAATAAATATAAATAATAAAAAATGAGTAGAAAAAAGTACAACAGAGAAGATGTTTTTATAAAATCTCTTGAATATTTTAAAGGTGATGAATTAGCTGCAAATGTTTGGATTAATAAATATGCACTTAAAGATTCCGAGGGAAATATTTATGAAGAAACCCCAGATGATATGCATCATAGAATTGCTTCTGAAATAGCACGTATAGAAAAAAAATATCCTAATCCAATATCTGAGGATGATATATATGATTCTATAAAAAAGTTCAAATATATTGTTCCACAAGGTGGTTCTATGTCTGGTATTGGTAATAATGAGCAAACAGTGTCATTATCTAATTGTTTTGTGATTGGAAATGAACACGATTCTTATGGGTCAGTCATGAAAACTGATGAAGAACAAGTTCAACTGATGAAAAGACGTGGTGGTATAGGTCATGATTTGTCTCATATTAGACCTAAGAATTCTCCCGTTAAAAATTCAGCACTGACATCAACTGGATTAGTCCCATTCATGGAAAGATATTCTAATTCTACAAGGGAAGTAGGACAGGACGGAAGGAGAGGAGCTTTAATGTTAAGTTGTGATATTAAACACCCAAATTCTGAAGATTTTATGGATGCTAAAATGACCCAAGGTAAAGTAACAGGAGCAAATATATCTTTGAAACTTTCAGATGATTTTATGAAAGCTGTGATTGATAACAATGTTTTTACACAACAATATCCAGTAAATTCATTAAATCCAACTATAATGAATGAAGTGTTAGCAAAACCACTTTTTGATAAAATTGTTCATAATGCCTGGAGTTCTGCAGAACCAGGAATATTACTATGGGACACTGTTATAAAAGAATCTATTCCGGATTGTTATTCAGATTTTGGATTTAAAACCGTTTCTACTAATCCATGTTTTTCTGGAAAAGAAAAATTATTAACCATAGATGGGAATAGAACATTTGAAGAATTGTGTGGTTTAACGAATATTAAAATTATAAACAGTGTTGGACATGTTGTTCCAACTAAAGTTTGGTGTAGCGGAAAAAAAGAAACAATTAATGTTTATGATTCACAAAGTAATATTATGACATGTACACCAGATCACGTATGGAAAACGATAAATGATGGTGAAGTTCAAGCTAAAGATTTGAAAGGGAAACAATTATTACCATATTTAAATCAAAAAAACACTAATAAAGATGAATTATATGTTAAATTGGGTTTTATTCAAGGTGACGGTAATTTGGGCAGATTAAAATCAACAGCTCATAATGGGTTTGAAATTAATATTGGGAAAAATGATGATGATGTATTAAATTATTTTAATTTAAAAAGAACAGATAAAAATTATAGAAAATTTTATGTGACGGAATACTATGATATTTGTAAAACACTTGAATTTAATTGTGAAAGCTTACCAGAAAGAACATTACCATTATCTATATATGCTTGGAGTGATAAAAACAAATTGTCTTTTTTGAGTGGATTATATTCTGCTAATGGTTCAATTGTAGGAAATTATAGAATTGCTCTTAAATCAACATGTAAACAATTAATTTTAGAAGTCCAAAAATTATTAAAAGAATTTGATATAGACTCATATTACACTACAAATAAGTCAAAGACTGTTACTTTTTCTAATGGGGATTATGTGTGTAAAGAATCATATGATTTAAATATTGGAAAATATTATGATTTGATAAAATTTTACTCAAAAATTGGATTTATTCATCAATATAAAAATATTAAGTTATTTGATGTTATCACAACAAGAAGTCCAAAAATCACAAAAATTATTAATAATGGTGTTATAGATGTTTATGATTTTATTGAACCTGAAACAAATTGGGGGGTTGTAAACGACTGTATATCACATAATTGCGGTGAAATACCGTTATGCCCTTATGATAGCTGTCGATTAATAGCTATGAATTTATATTCATATGTTATTGATCCATTTACAAAAAATGCAAAATTTGATTATGATCTATTTGATAAACACGCATATTTATCACAAAGATATATGGATGATATTATCGATTTAGAATTAGAAAAAATTGACCAAATTCTATGTAAAATTGAATCTGATCCAGAAGATGAAGATATTAAAAAAGTTGAAAAAGATTTATGGTTAAAAATTAAGGAGAAGGCTATAAATGGTAGAAGAACAGGTATTGGTATTACATCCGAAGGAGATATGCTTGCAGCACTTGGTTATACTTATGGTACAAAAGATGCTACGGATTTTTCAATCAATATACATAAAAAAATGGCGATAAGTGTTTATAAAGCATCTTGTTTATTGAGCCAAGAAAGAGGTTCTTTTCCTATTTTTAATGCGGAATTAGAAAAAAACAACCCGCTTATATTAAGATTATCTAAAGCTGATCCAGAATTAGCCAACCTTTTAAAAATAGGTAGACGAAATATAGCATTATTAACACTTGCTCCAGTTGGTACAGTATCAATTATGACTCAAACTACATCAGGTATAGAACCAGTATTTTTAGTATCATATAAAAGAAGACGCAAAATAAATCCAAACGATAAAGACACAAGAGTTGATTTTGTTGATGAGGTTGGGGATTCATGGGAAGAATATAATGTATTTCATCCAAAATTTTTAAAATGGTTAAACGTTAATGAATATGATGCAAATGAAGTGAAATTATATTCTGATGAAATGCTAAAACCGATTATTGAAAAATCACCTTATCACAATGCAACATCAAATGATGTGGATTGGGTAGAAAAAGTTAAAATGCAAGGTGGTATCCAAAAATGGATAGATCATTCTATATCAGTTACTGTAAACTTACCAAATAATGCAACAGAAGAAGTTGTTTCTAATGTATATATCGAAGCTTGGAAATCGGGTTGTAAAGGAGTTACAGTTTATAGAGATGGATCTAGAAGTGGTGTACTTATATCTAATGATAAAAAAGAAGAAAAGAAAGCTGATGTAATCATTTCTGAAAATAGTGCACCAAAGAGACCAAAAAGTTTAAAATGTGACATTTTAAGATTTCAAAACAATAAAGAAAAATGGATTGGTTTTGTTGGTACACTTGAAGATAGACCATATGAGATTTTCACCGGTGCATTAGATTCATTTCAAATCCCATCTTTTGTAGAAGAAGGTTGGATCAGAAAAGTTAAAGACACAAAAATAAATGATGAAGGTCAAGAAGTAAAAACTTCAAGATATGATTTTATTTACTTTGATAAAGATGGATATGAACAGGAAATGAGAGGTTTGAATAGAGCCTTTAATAGAGAATATTGGAATTATGGTAAACTTATGTCCGGGATTCTTAGACATGGTATGCCAATCCCAAACGCTATAAATTTGGTTGATTCATTGAGTTTAGGTGATACTGTAGTTTCATGGAAATCCGGAGTAAAACGTATGTTAAAAAGATATATTAAAGATGGCGAAGATGTTAAAGGAGCAGTATGCCCGGAATGTGGTCTTCATACATTAAAATATGAATCTGGTTGTTCCAGTTGTACGAATTGTGGTTATTCAAAATGTGGCTAGTATAAATAAAAAAAGACTTCTATATGAAGTCTTTTTTTTTAATTTATTATTTTAAAAAAATCTGATGGCAGTTCTTTATATAACGCAAATTTGGCTGGATAATTAGTATTACTTATTCTTTGTAATAATTCTAACATAGTAAACCCAGCTTCATCTTCTGGATCCGGTCTCAAAAAATCCAATGGTATATTTTTTAATTCAATAATAGTTTGACAACCTTTTTCATTAGCAAACCATAAAGCATCATCTGGATCACTACTTAAATATAAATATTTAGCATCTCCCATATTACTACCACTTCCATAAATATTTGGTTTCCAACCATTTTTAACTAGTTCATTAGCATTATTTAAACATGTACCATGATATAGTGTCATAGTGTTTATTTTTTGTTCATTTACAAAATTATTGAATTTTGTTATCATAATTTTATTTTTTTTTTTAGTATATATTAAAATTATTTTATTATTTTTCAAACTTTGGACTAAAATTGGTATATATATACACAAGTAACCAAAGTTACTAAGAGCAATATTGCTAAAAAATAAAAATTTATAATTATGAATGAATTAGAAAAAGTTTACGGTGAACTATTAGATCAAATGAAAATTGTACAAGAAAGACATGAAAAATTTGTTACAACTGGAAATAAATCAGCTGAAGCTGATGTACGTGCAGCGTTAGGTGAAATTAAGAAACTTGTTACTCCTTATAGAAAAGCATCTGTTGAAGCAGTAAAATCAATGAAAAAGAAATAATATTAATATTATTAATAAAAAAGTCAAAAGTTGTTAATAAATAATTTTTGACTTTTTTGTTTTTTATAAAAAAAGTATAGATATGTCAAAAATAACAAAAACCTTTTTGGTGGATGAAAAAATATATGAAAAATATAATAACATCTGCACATTAAAAAATATTGATAAATCATCAGTATTAGAAAAATCCATCATTGGATTTATTTCAGAAAACTATGAAATAGATACAAATAAAACATATATTTTCAAATATTCTGATGAAATGGATGTTGTAAAAATAACAAGAAAAGATAATGAATATTTAATATTGAGTAATGGCAACAGATTAAATATTTTTGATTTCGAAAAAATGTATAAGGAAGAAGATTTATCTGTAATAAATGTTCTGAAAGAATTAGGTGGAGTGTGTGATAATGTTGACCCTAGTGATTTAATTGAACCAGATTTTTTAAACAATACATGTATAAGTGAAAAAATAGTAGATAAAATTAAGAATATCGATGAGAATAATATAATATATGATATATCAGAAAAAAATTATTCAGAAACAATAGAAGAAATTGTTGAACCTGTTATTTATCCATCATTAAAAGAACGATTAGAAATAAACAATAGGATAAAAGAAAAGAAATCATCAATATCGAATAATATGCAAGAGGTAGATTTAATTGATACTTTATCGTATATTTTTTCAACAACTATATCATTTGAAATAGTTAATGATGAATTATCTATAATACATATTGATGAGAAATTCCATAACTATATTGAATTAAATAACATATTGGATAGTTTATTCACGGAATCTGCAAAATATCAATATAAAAAATAAATATATACTAAAAATAAATAAATTATTATGGATGATCAAGAATATTTAAGATTATTTAATATTCAACCACAAGCAGAGAATTTAAATGAAACTAATCAAGGATGGGAGAATTTAAGTAGAACAAATAATCAACAATGGCAAAGTTTAAACGAAACACCAAGCACCCAACAATATAATATAAATGAAAATTTAAATGATGGTTGGAACACCGCAGATTTCGTAGTGGAAACAAGAATTAATGGGCAACAACAAAATAAAACATATCCGGACTTTAATCCATATGGAACACCACCAAGGAGAAGACAAACCGGTGCAAATTTAAATGGGTTGGATCAATATTCAGATGATGATAATATTAATGAAGTATATAGACAACCAATTGCTCAACAACCACCAGTAATTCAACCACCACAAGTTGAAAATATTGGGGGTGCGGATGTCGTAAGTATTGAAATGTTTGAAAACATGAATAGTAATGCTATGATATCATTTGCTCGAAAAAGATTTGATGGTTTAGATGCATCTAAAGTAACTACAACTGTTCAAGAAACACAAGTTAGATTTTTAAATTCCTAAAATATAAAATAAATGAATCTTTGGATAATAAACAACACTAAATTTGGTTATAAAAATAATTCAAAAGAATGGTCTCAGAACATGTTTGATTATTTTTATAACCATTTTATCCCATATATAACCAACAAGATTAAACCTGGGGATAAACTTATCCACTTAGGAAATATTATGAGTAATTCAGAAACAGTAAATATTTCTATACTATTAAAAGTGACTGAATTATTCAAAACATTATCTGAAATTCTTCCAGTTATAATATTAGATGGATATAATGAAAAAAACAATATAAGCACATTATTTAACGTTGAACGAATCAATGATGTTCATACAATGGATAATCTTAAACTTATATCAAATAAAAACCCATTAGAATATATCAATAATGATGATATTGTATTTATCAATAATAGAATAGATTCTGATATTTTAAAAAAATATAAAGATACTTTATTTTTTTGTGGATTTCATGATGATAGAAAAGAAGATGAAAATATTATACATGTTGGGTCTCCATACCAATTAGATGAAAACATATTAGAATGTGGTTTTTATGTTCTAAACACTACTCTAAAAAAATATAAATACATAAAGAATAATTATTCACCGATATATAACACAATAACAATAACAGATGTGTCTCAAATAGAAGATATTGATCAAAAGTTTGTCGAGAATAATAATGTTAGAATTATTATTGATAGATCACTTGTAAGCGATAAAAAAATAAAAATAGATGTGTTACTATCAAAATATAACTTCAAGTCTGTAACATACTTAAATGAGGTTAAAACGGTTGACGAAATGGACAATTCAACCACGGATATGGAAGAACTAATTAGAGAAAAAATAAAAAAATCAGATAATGAAAATTTACTGAATGAATTTGAAAATATTATAAAGATATATCGAGAAAGATATTAATTATTATTATTTTCAAAAAATATTTGGATAATTGATTTTTTTGTTATATCTTTGCATCAATAATCAATAACATATATTATGAAAACTGATATAATTGTAGAATTACTTAAACAACTGGATGCAACAATTCAGAAAATGGTTGAAAATATAGAGGAAAATCATATCAAAGATGAAGGAAAACCATTCACAGCTTTTCAAAAAGAATTTTGTAGATTGACATTAATTTATGATATGGTTAGATCATTTGAAAAATATACATCGCCATCAGATATACTTAATGATTTTAAAGTATATAATTCACCAAAAGGAAATATTACAATTGATGCTAATATAACAAGGAATAATAATTCATATCATTATTCCACAGATGTTATTATTGCTGGTGGATATAATATTCAAGCAATTCATTATAGATATATTACAAAAACAAAATTACCAAAGACTAATGGTTATATTATATCTAATATGTATAGTACTGAATTGAAAAAAATGAAAAAAATAGAAAAATATCAGAATGAAATATTATTTTTTAAAAAGGTTATTAGTGAATTAAAAGAACTTGTTGAAACAAATACTAAATTCACTGACGATGAAATACTATTGAAAACCAATACAGATTTTCTATCAGCTACCTGGGAGGATATGGTTGAACGAGGAGCAGATAAAAATTATGATTATAGTATTGAAAAATTTGAAAGATATCAGAGTATAGAAACCATGAGAAATATTTCTCATTGGAAACTTATGAATATAACTTGGAAACTTAGAAGTATTACTGACTATCAAAACAATATAAAAAAGACTACCGATAAAATTAAAAAATTGGAAAAATAAAAAAACACATGGAGAAAAAAATAATTCAATACAATCCTGAAATTTTAGGATCATTAACTAGTGAAATAACAAGTAAAGCTGATTTTATCGGACTTACATTAGAGGGTATAAATAATCTAAATGTTGCTAGATATATAAATAAACTTCAAATATTACAAGTGGATGGTCTGCAGTTATCCATTATACCAGAACAAACAAAAGAAATGGTATTGACCGCAGTATATCAAAACCCATTGGCTATTCAATTTGCAGTAGAACAAGATATACACTCAATAACTATTGCATTAAATCAAGATCCAAGTCTAATTAAATATATTGTTGACCAAACTGATGAAATAATATATATGGCGTTAGATTTAGATCCAAACTCTCTTTTACATGTAAAAAATTATACAAGAGAACATGCAAAATATGCAATAGAAAAAAAACTAGATTTAATATTTTGTATTAATAGACAATATATTGATGAAGATATGATTATGTTTTATCTAGATTCGTTTCGAAATGATATTGCTTCCGGAACAGAAATTAAGTATTACAATAGATATAATCATTTATATAATCCTTTAAAGTTATTTTCAAACAGTAAATTAAAAAAACATGCTTTGGAAATATATCCTTATTTACTAACCTTGTTTAATCCTGATGAGTTAAGTAGAGAAGAGCTATTAGTAGTTGTTGGGTTTGATGATTATAAATATAAAATGAGTGATTACAAATTTCTTGTAGATAAAGAATTTGTTGAAGAACTTATAAAAAACAACTCTGAAATATTTAGGGGGTATGGTATTTTTAATATTATAGATATAGATTGTATCTATCCAGAATTTTTAAAAGTTATTGTTGAGAATATTTCTAAATATCAGACCATCAGATATGTGAGTTTACTAACTGTAATAACTAGACAGGAAATTATGGATATGATAAATGATAATATTGATTATATTTTTAATGAGGATTGTATTATTAGTTTCCAAGATGTATCAAATGGATTTTCAAATAAATCTGTTATAAAATCCGCTTTAAGACGGGACAAAAAACAATCTAGATTTTTGAATTTTTGGAAAAATAAAGTATCACACAAATATCAATAAATATGATACCTCGAACACAAAAAAACACAGATTTTATTATCAAATCAAATAAAAACACAATTCCGTTTTTCATAACAGAAGGTAGAATTGATAGTATGATATTCACACCAAGTAGAGACGAACTAATATCTGCAGATGATCCTATATATCAAATTAAGCAATTTGATTTTGCAAAAAGAGATATTGTAAGTGGACGAAAAGAATTGTTGTGTTTTTCAACATATAGAATGGATCGCAATAAAGAATTTGATGTAAGCAAATTTATTGCAATTGAAGCAGAAGTGTCACATAATGTGAATTTCTTTGCATCAAAAAATGAATATCACAAAGTTAATGCGATTGTTATGTTATTTGAAAAATCAACAATCATTAAAAAAGTAATAAAAGAATTTGGATTTGACAATATTGGTTCGTTAATAAATGAACTGGCATATGGGAAAAAACAAGTTATGTTAGAATTGCTTGATTCATCTAATCTTAATACAAAAAAATATTGGAAGTTTAAAGAAATCAAACTTAAGGATTTTAAAGAAGTCATAATTTAACAAGTAAACTAATATTTACAATATTAAAAAATATCTTATTTCTATGTAAGTAGTTAAAAGATATATTACAACACAATAAACAAATAAAAAATATGATAACAATCAATAAATATAATAATTATATAAAAAATATAAATAAAACATATTCTGAAAAATTTTCAACTATTAGAATACTTACAGTAATATTTTCTATATTTGGTCATATTACTTCAATATTTTTTGCTTTTTTCTTTTTTAAAGATTTATTTTCATCATCTGCTTTTTCAGTGAGTGGTTTGTGGGTAACAATAGGAATTATATTTTGTTTAAGTATATTCGAATTACTAAAAAGATATGTATTTGATTTGTTTTGTATTCAATATACAAATCAACGAAAAATATTAGGTAAGGGTAAATTATCATTTTTGATAATAACATTTATTATAATTTCGTCTTCTTTTTTATTTTCCCTGAGTGGTGCTAGAACATTTGTTAATAATGATAATAAAATAAATGTAAAAAATGAGACAAGCATTAATCAAAAAACAGATTCATTAAAAAGGGAATATAACGTACTTATATCACCACTCATAAGTGAAAATAAAATATCGGTAGATCAAAAAACTGAATTGATAAATCAACAAAATATTTATATTAATAGTGGGAAAAATGTTTCAAAAATAAATGAACAAATAAAACAAATAAATATACAAATAAACAACAATAAGAATAAAATATCAAGTTATGAGAATAAACGAGATATCGAATTAAAAATTATTTCTGACAAATCAAATAAGAAGCTATATAATGATATATCAAACAATAATCTAAGTATAGTGTATTTTTTGATTTTTTGTTCTCTAATCGAACTAATAATACTTTCTGGAGTGTATTATAATAGATTATATCAATACAAATCTTTTAAAGAATATGAAGATTCTGTTGTAAACACATTAAATTATAAAAATTGGAAAGCTTATAATATGATTATAGATATTATTTTTTCTAAGGGTGATATAAAGATAAATGAACAAATTCCAGCGGCTTCATCAATATTAGAAATAATAGATTTCAAAAATATTGAAATAAGTAAAAAAGAATTGGATAATTGTTTTAAAATATTATCATATTTGAAAATTTGTGAAACAAATGGTAAACGAAGAATATTAAAAGTTACTAAGGAAAATTCAAAAACACTCCTTAATGAATACTTCAATATAAAATAAACTCGCAAATTATTTTTAGACTGTCACATAATTAATATATAAAAATAAAATAAAAAATTATGTCACAGATAGATGATCTAAAAAACAATATTGAAGATTTAACTAATAACATATTTATAATTAAAGAAAATCTGGCTAAATCTAAACCTTTCGATATAGATTCTTGTTTTTTAACAAGTAGACAAATACAAAAAAAAATAACTATATTTAGTCTTAAAGGTGTTCCATTAGTGGTCGAAAATAATTCAACAATATCCTCAGAAATAACAGAAGATGATCTGGAAATAATAGAATCTGCCCATCTATTAGTGTATGGACCAAGAGAAAAATGGATGAAATCTGAAAATCCAGGAAAAACAAATCTATACCCATTTTCTAAATTAATTGATGATGATAAGTTATATCCAGAATGTGTATCAAAGAATATATTAGATGCCGAAAAGAAAGTAACAACACCTAAACCGGATATTGGACAATGGGTAAAAGATAAGGTAAAAGAAGTTTCAAATTCTTTTAAAACCCTACACTATAAATCAGAAGATATAAAAGAAGCATTTATTCAATGTGTAAAAGAAATAGGATTTTCAACATCTACTATTTCATCTGGTTTAGTTCCACCATATTCTACTGTGCCGTTAATACCACAAGCAATGGCATCTATTGTTTCAAGTGTTATGAATTTACAATCCAAAATAACGGATATTGTTCCATTATTAAGTTCATTTACATATATTGGATTAATAATAGCGGATGGTTCAATTGATCTTGTTGTTGGATCTATAAATATAATTTTAGAATTGATTAAAGCTGCATTAGAACTTATAAAAGGTATAACAAAAAACCCATTATTTGTAACAGCAAAAACTTTAGTTGGATAAATTATCTATATTTTTTATTATATCTAAGGTATATTGAAAATAGCTTATTCAATCACATTTTTAATGATACCTAAAGTATATTTATGTGTTTATTTTCTATTTTTGAAAATTTATATATAACCTAAAATAAAATTAAATAACATGATAGATAAAATTAATACATTTACAGATTTTTTAAATGAAGATAAAAAGACAACTCAAACTATATTCAAAGCTGAAGATAAAAGAATTATCAGAGATACTATGGATAAAATTATAATTAATTTCGATAATAAATACCAGGACAAAATAAAAGATGTCGTGAAGAAAGATATATCTAATTTTATTGATGATTCTATGGATGATTTATATAACACAATAATTAACATTTTAGAAAAAAAAGACAAATAAAAATATGTTATATAATTACTTTTCTAATGATATCTAAGGTATATTGATCTTTTAATAGTAGATTTAAACCTGGGTGTTTATTATCAACACGTAATAATTCATCAAAAGTTTTCCATTCCCAACCTTCGGATTCCCAATTAAGTAGTGGATCAAATTCATCATCTAATATGGCTATAAAATTATGATATTCAAACGTCCCGGTTTTGTTTTTAAAGACAAATACTGGGATTAATTTTAATTCGCCACTATATCCACTTTCTTCATAGAATTCTCTTTCTACGGCATCTATAATACTTTCATCTGAATCTATTTTACCACCCCATAAGCCATAAGTATTTGGCTCATTAACAAATTTTGATCTATAATTTAACATGAATCTTTTTGTTTTTTTACAGTATGGTAAACAACCTCCAGCAACATCGCCACAGAAAACATCATCACTCGAATTATCAAATGCTGCATGTTGACCTGAACCAAAATCTTCATAAAACTTCAAAAATTTCATATTATTTCATATTATTTTTTTCAATAAAAAACCTTATAAGATTTCTCTCATAAGGTTATATATAAAAATTATTTTTCTAAATTAAACGAATAAAATAGCATCATAATCTTGACTCAATAAATTATCTTCAATTCTTTTTTTTGTAGATTCATTCCAAACCCCATCCCATTTTTGGTTATTCACAACAGAATTTCTAAAATTTTCAAATTGCATTAATAGTAGTTCTTCACCAACATTAGATCTTTCGACATCAGAATTAATATCATTAGTAATTCTTTCTAATGATAATTGAATATTTGGTTCAAAAATAATCAATGTTTTATGTATAGTACTATATCCTTTTAAAAATCTTCTTCCAGATCCAACAGTATTTGTAGCATCTAAAATAACATAATTATATTTTTTTAATTTTTGTGACATTCTTTCTTTAACTAAAAACCAAACAAGACCTTCTCTTTCGTGCGAATTTACATCACCGCATACTTCGATTCTTATGTTGTCTGGACACACTATAAGATCAGATAGATTTAATCTTTTTTTGACTAAGAATTTATCAACATCTGGGAAATCTTTTAAAAAATTATTTTTCCAGTAATGTGATTTTCCACTACCACTTAATCCTATCGATATAAACATTTTCTTTTGTTGTTTCATTTGATCTTTTTTATTTTATATATAAATACAAATATACAACAAAATATTTGAATATAAAAATAATTAACATAAAAATATGAATAATGATGATTTTTTTAGTGATATACTAAATACTGATGAAAATGAAAACAATTTTACCATAAAAAGTGAAGATGATTTCGAATTTGATTTCGAGGAAGATGATTATGAAGAACAAGACATTATACCAATGGAAAATGATAAAATGATATCTGAAAATAAAATATCTGAGAATTATAAACGAAATAAAAACGAAATACAAAATAGTGTGGAAACGCTACAAGGAAATATTAATAGTATGTTGAGTACTATCAATATTAAACCTGAAGATATGTATGCAGATAAAAATTTATTACCTGGATTAGATTTACAAGCAGAAAAATATGATTATGAAAAAGACTTAGAATTAATAAAAATAGATTCTAAAGAAACATTAGAATGTCTAGCAAATTTATATTTAACCGAAGATATGATGAAAGCTAAGAATGTTTATAAAATTATAAAAGATGATGCCTCCAACTTAGCAAAGTTAAATTTTTCTATTCAAATGGGGCAAAAATCTTTAATATCTTGTATGGATCAGCTAGATGTCGGTGTAAATGACCCTGACATGTATCAAGCCGTAACAATGTTTATGAAAGAAATTAGAGATAATGTTAAAATGGCATATGATATTCAACGAAAAATGAAAGATTTCTATAAAGAATTAAAAAGCGAATTACAAGAAATTAATGCCGGTGAAGAAACAGTTATTTCAAAAGAAGATAATTATACTATAATTGGAGATCCAAAGATGTTGAATGATTTATTCGATCAGTTTAAAGATGATCCAACAATGTTAAGGAAATTAATGGAAAAGAAATAATTAAACAATTATTTTATCCCATTCATCCCACAATGTTGTTTTTTCAAGATTCTTTCTAACATCATCTGCTTTTCGAATATCTTTTATAAACATCACCTTTTTATTTATTTCGTGATCTCTTGGAGTAGTTTTTTTCACTTCATCTATATCACTCCATGTCATTTTTAAGTCTTTAAATTTAATACCGGATAAATCGTCTATTATTTTATTTTTAATAAGATCTAAAAATTTAACACCAGAATATTCTTGCATCAATTTTTTTGCATGGTCATCTAATATTATCGTATTTTCAACATTTCTAGGATCCGGAACACTTGTGACACTAGGGTTAATTTTTCCAAATATATTTGATATATTTCCAATACCTGGGTGTCCACCAGATCTTGTATTACAATCAGGAACCAACAATACATTAAAACCAAAATATCTAGCCATATTATAAACTAAATTATCTGTATATGTGCCTAAATGATCAACAATAGTATTATCTTTTAATACTGGTAAATAATCTCTAACATATGAATCTAATTGATTTAATGTTGATAATTGTAAAGTATTTCCATATTGGAGCATAGTCCATAATATTGGTCTTTTCGTTTTAAAAATAACATCATCACATACATCAATTGTTCCAGATATACCTTTTATCTTATTATTATTAGTGACATCATTTTTAACATATAGAATATCATTATTTATATCACCAACTAATTCTAAATGTTGTCCATCTTTTTCTTTTAAATCTAAATAAAATGGACAATCTTTTGATATTTTATATTTTACCGGTTCTATTCTTTCATCGTGTAATAGATCTTGTTCTATGATTGCTCTTGCCCTCAAAGCATTAGCCCATATACCTGTTGGAAAGAATCCCAAATGACCAATTATTTGATAACCATCCAATTCAACCTTATTATTTTGCTTGAATAATTGCTTGAATTTATCTTGGGAATCAATATATATTTTCATGCCATTCCTTGGATGTTTTAATCCTCTTGTTTTTTCTGCCATTTTATCAAGTCGTTCAAAAGCATCTTCTAAGAAATTTTTCCCATATTTTATTAATGATTTTGGATCTGTTGTTTTAATAAAATCAAGAGTTTTATCTATATCTGCTGACCAACCATCATCATTAATGAATCCGTGTTTTTTTGCAATTTCTCGTAATGCTTTAAAATCATAATTATTACCGGGGTAAAACAATTTAAATAATAAATAAATATTATAAATAGATGGGGTAATATCATTTGTGTTTGCAATAACCTCAATGAATGTTTTATGGTCACTTCGTTTTAATAATTGATTAAATGCAGCCGCAAATTCTAATTTATTTTTCATTTCACTTAAATCAAAATCCAATATCTTTTTTATATCAACATTATATTCATCATATTTTGCTGAATCGATCATATCAATTACATTTAGTATCATACTGTCAATAGGTAATCCTAATTGTTGCATAATTCCTTCATATGCTGAACCGGTACGTGTTTTAACTCCATTTTCACAATAATCACCAGGTTCAAAAACGCCATGATGATCTATATATATATCTATGCCTGGAATATTTTCAGAATAATCGGTGGCTACATTTATGACAGTATTATCTAATTTTGTAAGATTCCAACCTTCTTGGTAGTTTATTAATCCATATGATACTATTTCAAATCCTCTTTGAACAAGATAACCTTTAATAGCAATAGCACTAAAAATACCATCTGCATCATCATGAGTATATATAGCTACTTTCTTTCCAATTTTTCCTTTTTTTATCCAATATGATTCACTATTTGGTATTCTTATTCCTGTGTTACTATGCATAAATAATTATTTTTGTGCAAAGATAAATAAAAAAACCCAAAATAAAAAATTATTTTGGGTTTTTTTATAGTTTATTTATTTATTTTAGTAATTTTATAAAATCATCATTTAATATTTGTATTAATTTCTTATCACCAATATTAATGTCTGGTATATTTTTTATAATTGAGAATTGTTCTGACCCTTCAACTATAATTTTATCAAAAATAACTTTAAAATTTTCGTTTTTTTTGTAGTATGATATAAGAGTATTGGCAAAATCTGTTAATTTAATTTCAGCTTTTTCATTATATTTTAGAATAACCAAAGAATTTTTAGTTTGTTGACTAATTATATAGTGAAGTTTATCTTTACTCACATTATTATTTTCCAACATAACAATAGATATGGATGGTTTAATATTACCATAGAAATTAATTATTTTACCATCAATTTTAATGGTTTCTAATTTTTGTTCTTCAACTTCTGGTTTTACTTCTTTTACCATAGGTGGTGTTGTTGGACTTTTTTTGCTTTTTTGTTGATCGGTGTTAACAGATGGTTTTTCAACATCTACTGTTTTTTTATCATCATTACTATTACACTTTTCAGAAGTAAAATCTGTGAATTTTTTTAACATTTTTATTTAAAATTAATTTTTGGTAAAAAACCAACTCAACCATTTGATTGAGCTGGTAAAAAAATAGAAATTATTATATTTCTTGTGTTGATTGTGGTTGTCCACCTTGTGGTGCTTGGGTTTGTCCACCTTGTGGTTGTCCACCTTGTGGTGCTTGGGTTTGTCCACCTTCTTGTGAAGGTATTTCTTGTGCAGTTTCTTGTGCTTGTGGATTTTGTGATTGAATTTCAGGTTGTGTTTGAATTTCAGGTTGTGTTTGAATTTGAGCTTGTGGTTGAACTTGAACTTTACTATATTCATCACCAAGAACATTCATTGGTAAATTATCAATAGTTAAGAATGTGTTTTGAACATATCTTGCAATAAATTCTGCAAGTTCAGTATCAGCAAATTTACCACTAATATCATTACCAGAATCTTTAGATTTCTTTTTAAATGCACTAATCAATGATACAGGAACATCAAATCCTCTAACTCTGAAACTATCACCAAATTGAATTACGTCTTCTGTAATAAGAGAAGTACCATTTTTTAATCCTTTAAATGATTTAAAATCATTAATATTTTTCATATTTTCCATATTAATTTATTGTTTTTTTAGTATATATTAAATAATAAAACTCATTTTTTATATTTTTATTATTTTATTTTTCTTTTCTTAGATAAAATATTATATGATGCTGAAAATCCAACACTCCAACCAAATCTAAAACCTTGTAATCTATAATCAGTGTTTACACCAACCCCAATATATGGACCAATCGCCCAGGAATTTCTAAGTTTTTGTTCTGATGAAAACTTATCTAATATCAATACGCCATCTAATTCTGTAAATTTAACTAATTTTGATGGAGAACTCGCTGAAACCAAATATTTTCCATTTTTTTCGGTATATGTATATCTAAGTTTTATGTTAAAATTATTAGTATCTAATATAGATGATGGATATATTGGTTTACCATTTAATACATTAAATCTAGTATTACCACATAAATTTTGACTTAATCCGTCATCATTATAATTAAACTTCCAAGGTATAGCAAATTTAGTTGAGTCATTTGGATCTTGTATTATTTTATTTATTTCTGATGTTAATGTAGGTATAATTATATTAACGTCACTTTTTATACCAGCAACCATATTTTTAACATCTTTAAATTCTGAATATAATTCTTGATTATATTTTTTTAAATCATCTACACTTTTTATCATGTATGATGTTTTTTCCGAAATCATCCTATCTAATTTTTTATCATAGTATGTTCTAATAGTGTCATTCATAATAGATATGTTATTTTCATACATAGCTATATCTTTTTCTCTATTTATTTTTTCTTGTTTTAATCTATTACAAGTCCCAAACAATGAAATAATTAATATTAATATAATAACGGACATTGTTACATATAAATATTTACTACTAAATGCAGTCTTGATAAATTTTAGTATTCCATTTAAAATATTCATCACATTTTTCTTTCTTTTTTTCTTAATGGTAAATTTACCACTTCAGTATTTTTATTATTTGCTTCATCCCATGGTGCAATATCATAATAAAGTTTTTTTCTTTTTAGTAATTCATAATCGACTACATATTTTTGTCTTTCTACAGTACCTAAAAAGAATTTTGATGGCACAAATAATGCGGTAATAGCAGATGATGAAACATCTGTATTTATCATATTCCACCCAAACCAATTTCCATTTATCCACTGACCACCATACCATATTCCTTCAAAATCACCATTATAAAAACGACCATCATACCAATTATCTTTAAATGAAGATTGTTCTGCTAAAACATTCTTCACATATATTTGAATACCTGATGCTTTATTAAAAAATTCAGTATTTGTTTGGATATGTTGATTCATTTTTTTAAACAATGCTTTATTCTCTTCTGAAAAATAATATTTGTAAATTTCTTTAGTAAAACCAACATATAAATCTGTTCCTGTTAAAAACCCCAATTCATAATCAACTAAAAACTTATAAAAATAATTAGTATATGGGTTATTTTTATGTGTGTCCAATAAACTTCTATAAGGTATTGCGGATTTATGTAATCCATATTCCATATATGCTGATGATAACACAATATCTTGAAAATTAGTTAATTTCACACCTTCAACATTATCATCACGGTCATATCTGTTACAAATATATTGTTGATACCAATTTGTTATACTAGATGTTTTTAAATATTCATAATTAGCATCCATCATGATTTTTTGTTGAATAAATAGATCTTTTTTTTCATATGCTATATCAGACAAATTCGGATCTATAGATAAATCCGGAGACAAATCCCCTGATAAAAACTGAAAATCTTTATTTTCATCCCAACCTACTTCATCCATCAAAATATTCCAATCAATGGATATTTGAGCTGGATATATTTTTCCACCAATTGAATCAGAATCTGCTACTTTTTGTCTATCTGTAACAATATAATATAAATTATTGTCTATATATTTTTCTTTTATTATTTGATACCCTATATAATTTTGTCTTATTGTGGTATATATATCGGAACTAGAATTATATTGGATATTTATTCTATCATCAATAAATAATGTATAGTAATCATCCGGACTAATATTATATGTTTTATAGTTTTTCCCACCAATTAATTTTTGCCCATCATTTGTGAATATTATAGGAGTATTACTAAAATCTACTTTATACCACCAAGGTGGAAGAGATGATCCATCTATCCATTTTGTTCTATTGGATTCGTTTATCTGAATATTACCAGGTTCATATATGAACATATTTTGAATCCACTTAATATCCTCATAATTATTATTCAAAACTGGCATAGGGTATGTAAAGTATCCAGTATTTGCAATAGACCAAACGTTTCTAAAATTATTATTGAATGCGTTTTTTTCTATAGTTGAACTATTAATATACATGTCTTTTATTAAATCAAAACTAAAAATAAGATAAATATGTTCTTCACCATTACTGGATGCTGAAATATACTCCTTAAAAGTATAATCCATACCATATAATTCTTTAAATGTTGAAAAATTCTCTATACCATTATCTAATGATGATGTTTGATCAGCAATATCAATACTCCATAAATTTGGGTTTTGTACAATTTCACTTAAATATTTTATTAAATTAAGTTTAGTTTGTACATCTTTACATTTAATTTTATATACGAACTCATATGGACTTATCTGATTATTTTGTAATATTGGACTTGTTGATCCTGACCATACTCTTTTTGACATATTCGTTTCACCTATACTATATGAAACATTTCTAACCCACGTATAATTAGATATGATTTCAACATCCCCCCATATATTATTTGTAGTGTTATTTATATTATCGTTATTTATATCAACCCTGTTAGGGTTTAAATTTACTTCTCTCCTAGCTTGCATATTAGATTCTAAATTATTAATATTATTTGTAATTGGACCTGTGTTTTGTCTTTCATAAACTAGTGGATATACATCTACTAATTTATAATCGTCCGTAGGTGTATATGCTGTTGTATTATTAATAAATGATCCAACAGAAAATATAGATAATGCTACAGTTTGTTTAGCTCCTGTTAAATTATTACCAAAATAACCATTATTAAAATCACCACCATACCAATTATTACTTGATTGACCACTAAAACTTTGAAAATAGTTCCCATTAAAAACACCATTATACCAATTAATACCATTTCTCATAGTAACATAATTATATACACCATTATAAACATTAATATCACCATAAAATTCAGTGTTATTATATGTTCCATTATTTATAATAATGGTTGTTTCTGGTAATACTGAAACATATTCATAATTAGCTTTTTTAACCATACCAGAATCACCATAAAACCAATCTTTCATTGGCTCATCTACAATTATATAATCTACACCAATAGCATCAATTTGTGTTGCTGAACCATTAGATGGATTTATTTTTGATGGGTCTATTATATTATTATTTGATATAGTTACTCTTTTATTATATAATTCTTGTGAATTAAATCCAACTAATGTTATAGTGATTCCGGTGTCAGATAGTGTGAAATTGTGACCATTTTTAAATTCTAAATACATTTTTTTATCTAATATTGTATTATTATTATAATATAATGATTTACTTCTTATAGTAGCTTGACTTAAATTATATTTCCTATTTTCAAATATATTTGTTCTTTCTACTACACCATTCACTGTGTGGGACTTACCACCTTTGAATATACCATCATTAACAACAACAGAATTATAGAACATTACATCTGTAAAATCACCATTAAATATTTCATTATAATTATAAAAAGTTGAATAATTGAACACACCATTATATATTGTTGATTCCGAAAATTCATTTAACCCGGTAACACTACTAAAAAATAAATTATTAACTAAACTTGGAGCATACCAAACACCATCGAAATCACCACCATATATTTTAGTGTTATTAAAATAATTAAATACAGATACCCCATTATATTCAACATTAAATATACCATCATTTATAGTTGAATTTTTAATAGTAGTATTATAAAAAATCCCACCATTTATATCACTATTATTAATAATAGTATTATGTACTTCTCCACTTGATATAGTTCCACCTCTAAATGATATTGTATTTCCAGTTAAGTTTAATATTTTTCCGCCCCTAAATGTTCCATTAAACCATTCACTATTAGTATATTTATCACCCTCATGAAAACCAATTCCCTCAAAAACACCATTAATAAAAGAGCCGTTCATCCAATATAATCCTGTCCATTTACCATTAAAAAAATTACCATATTGCCATATTGTTCTTGAATCTAATGTGCCAAATACCCCATTTATAAAATCTCCATCTTCCCAATAATCTAATGTAAATGTATTTCCATCCCATTTACCATAATGCCATTTACAAGATTCTGACATTTTAATAGTTTTATAAAAATAACCATCATATATACTATAATTGAAAAATTCACAAGAATTAAAATATCCACCAGATATAGTATTTCCACTATTCGATGATTCTAAAGAACAATTATAATAATTCCCATTGGTGATATTACAATCAATAATAGATGAATTTAAGTCATAAAAATATGAATAACCATAATAATTATTATTTAAATTAAAATGTTTAGTATATGTATCTGTTGCTTCATTATATGTTAAAGATAATGAAACATAATTATCATTATATTTACTGTTTAAATTTTCTCCTAATATGTTTCCTGATAATATTACACATTGTGTTATAATAGTTGATCCAGAGATATTAGCTTTTTTTAATAATGTTCCATCAATTTTTCCACTATTAATAGTGATATTATTACACACTACTCTCGAAACATAATGATTATATATTTTTGATTTTGGTGGTATACTTATTATCAATCTATCAATTACAAATGAATTAATATTTTTATCAACATATAAAACATTATACCCCTGTGCAATAGTATCATATACAAAGGAGTCTGAATACATAAAATATGCATAATTATCCAATATTACATCTGTATTTGAATTTAAATTTAAAGTATCACCAGAATAGGATATAAATATAACATCACCTTCTTCAATATGTGAGTCTAATTCTGTATATAATTGAATATAACCATTATATGAATCTATTTTTGGTAGAAGTCTTACGGAATTACTTGTTCCTAAATCATCATAACGAACAACTGTTGTCATAAATGTATTGTTTTTTTATTTATATATAAAATTTGGCAACACAAAAATATATATATATTTAAAACAAAAAAATATTTTATGGATATAAAAAATATTATAACTAATATAGAAGAACAATTTGTATCAGATTATGAAGAAATACGAAAATTTATGGATGATGTTAATTCAACATTAGAGAAAATTAATATAGATTTCAGATATGAATCATATGATAATTTTTGTTTAGATATCGAGAAAAATATAATTGATATTATAAAAGAACAAAACAGCACAGATATCACTACATCATTAATAGTAGATGCTCTCAACAATTTAATAAAACATAGAATATTACAAGATGAAAATTATGAACAAAAAATTATAGCATATTTTGATGATCCAGAATCTATACTTAATGATATTGGAAAAATAAATTAAACTTTTTTTAAAAAGTATACTACAATAAAAAGAAGAGAAATCTTTAAGGTTATATTTCCTTAAAAAATAATTTGAAGCAATAATAGAATTAAATGGATTTAAAAAAATTAATGGATTTATAAGTAAAATTTGCTTCACTAAAAAAACAATTTAAAGGCTTTATGAGCGAAAAAACAGCAGAAAAATTAGCAGAAAACTTTTTGTTTTCAGACATGGACACAAACGATCAATCTCTTAGTGTGTTCGACAAACAAACAACAAACAATGACGGAATTTACCGTCCAAATCTAAAAGATGCAAAAGACCAAAAATTAGGTTATAAAGCAACAATCAGATTCATCAAAAATTTCATTACACCAACACAAATTGGACCAAGTGCAATCGAAAAACATATCCACTATGTAGATATGAAGAATAACCCAAACGTATCCGGTTATTATGATTGTAAGAAAAACAATGACCCAACATGTGAATTATGTACAGAATATTGGAAATTGAAAAATTCTAAAAATGCTGCAGATAATGAAAAAGCAGAATTGCTTAAAAGAACAACCAAATATTATTCTTATATTATGGTTATGGAAGATGAACAACACCCAGAATTAGTTGGAAAAATTTTAGTTTACCCTTATGGTTATACCATCAAAGAGAAAATTAATTCAGAAAGAAACGGTGAAGTAACTGCAGAGCCATGCGATATTTTCCACATCGAAGGTGGAAAAGACTTTAGATTAATTATCAAAGAAAAAGCTGGTTTCCAAAATTATGATGCATCACAATTTTTATCAGAAAATGGTAAAGGTACACCAATCAAAATTTATGATGAAAAAAGTGAAAAATTCAAAACGGCACCAGTTAATGAAAATGGAAAAATAACAAACCCTAAAGTTATTCAAAAAATTATGGATGTTATTTTCTATACTAGAACGGTAACACTAGAAGACCATAAAGCTAAAGATTGGAGCGAACAAACTGAAGGTAAAGTTAACGATATTCTTTCAATCCTTGCTGGTAAAGAAGTATATGTAGCACAACAAAAAGCTCAAACCTCAAAAAGAGATAATACATCAACTAATGAAGAAGTTTCACCAGTTGAAAACGATGCAACAGATGCTGACGATTTCTTTTCGCTAGAAGATTGATTTTCAACCGATTATAGAAAAGACCAACTTATAAGTTGGTCTTTTTTTTGTTTAATACTTATATTTTTAATATATATAATAAAATAAAAACAAAAATAAAATTGATAGTAACAAAAAATATAGAATATGTGAACAAAAAAGGTGATCATATTATAATTAATATTGAAGATTTATCTTATGGATCAAATAGATTAATTATTTCAAAGTGTGATTACTGTGGGACTGAAAAAGAAATATCATATAAAGAATATATTAAAAATATAAAATATAATGGTAAATTTTCATGTTCATATAATTGTGGGGCATTAAAAAGAAAAGAATTATGTTTAGTTAAAAATGGCGTAGAAAGCCCATTTCAATTAGATGATATAAAAAATAAAATAAAAAATTATTATATAGATAATTTTGGAGTTGAAAATATATCACAAATAGATGAAATAAAAGATATAAAACATAAAAAATGGGAAGAAAACAAAGAAACTATAATTGGAAAAATATCGAATACTTGGAAAAATAAAGACAATATATCTGAAATAAATGAAAAACGAAAAAAAACTAATTATGATAAATATGGAGTATTTTATATATCATCTTTAGATTCTGTTAAAGATAAAAAGAAAAATACCTTTAAAGATAAATGGGGTGGATTCCCGTATGAATCAAAAATAATTTCAGAAAAAATAACAAATACTGTAAAAGATAAATATGATGTATATAATTATTCAGAAACAATAGAATATATACAAAAAGTAAAACAAACATGCCTAGAAAAATATAAAACTGAATATTATTTTTGTTCTGATGACTTCAAGAATAAATCAACAAAAACATTAAAAGATAAATATGGTGTAGAAAATATAATGCATAATTTGGATTTTAAAAAATCACAATCAAATAAAAGCATATTAAAATTTAATAAAAAATACAATATAAATATATTAGAATATAATAACAATATACTAAAAATTAAATGTGATAAATGTGGCGAAATATATGAGATACCATATATTTTTATGAAAAATAGACATAAACACAATGTGCAAAAATGTATAATATGTAATCCCATAAATAATAATGTATCCGGCAAAGAATTAGAATTATATGATTTTATTAAACAAAATTACTCTAAAAAAATATTACTAAATGATAGAACTATATTAAATGGTAAAGAATTAGATATTTATTTACCTGATATTAAATTAGCTTTTGAATTCAATGGATTGTTTTGGCATTCTAATTTATATAAAGATAAAAATTATCATTTAGATAAATCTAATATGTGTGATGAAAAGGGAATAACTCTAATACATGTTTATGAAGATGATTGGATATATAAAAAAGATATAATAAAATCATTAATAATGAATAACTTGGTTGATTATACACCGGTAGATAATAATACATACAATATTAAAGAAATAATAGATAAAGATATAATAAAAACATTCTTTGGAGAAAACCATATCAATGGATATATAGAATCTCAAATAAGCTTGGGGTTATATAATGATAATATATTAATATCAATGATATCTTTTAACTACAATAAACCAAAAACCAAATATGAATTAATACAATTTTGTGATAAATTAAATCATAATACATATGATAATACTATTAAACTATTTAATTACTTTTTAAATATATACCTACCTAAACACATTTTTACATATGTTGATAGAAGTTATTTCAATGGAAAAATATTGTATAAAATAGGATTTGAAAAAACTGATATATCTAAACCTAAATATTATTATATCGTGGAAAATATGCGTACAAATAAAATCAAATATAGTAAAAATATAAAGAATGTTAAAAAATATGATAAAACTCCTCTAAAAATTTATGATAGTGGATGGATTAAATATGAAATCATTTTTTAATATATAGTATAAAATATAAATAATAATCATGAAACATTTAAAATCTTTTAATCTATTTGAAGGATCATCATTAACAAGACTTGGTGTTCCGGATGAAGTAATGAAAAATATACAATATAATTATGAAATTGAAGCTTTTGCTAAATGGATAAAAATAGGACTAAAAAAAGATTTAGTTGAAGAATTAAAAAATAATGAAATAGCATTATTTATTGAGATAAGTATAGATTATATAAAGGTTATTGTAAATAATATGAATGATAATTTTTATGTGCAGTATTTTTTCTATGAACCTGGTGAATGGGGTGGAACATATGATATTAGAGATAAAGAAAATATATCGAGAAATCAATTATTGTATGGTGTTGATTCAAAACATTTAATTTATAAACTTGATGGTCATTTTCAAAACAGACCAAAAGTTCAAAGAAGAGTTCAGAAAGAAATGAAACAATTTGATCAGATTACAAGTGATTTTAAAATATATATGCTTTCTAATTTTAATAATATTGTAAAAAGAATATATGGTAAAAGATACAATGATGTTATGACTAAAATTGCTGACAATATTTCAAATTTTAAACCAAATGCAAGTGCCGAAGAAATTTTAGATTTTTTAAGAAATAATAAAAAAATGGCTGAAAAAGCTAAAGAATATGAAGACGCTAAAGAAGATGAAGATATTTTAAGAATAAAAGAACTTGAAAAAAAATATAATTCTTTACCGATTTTAGACGAATATTTAATAACTTTTGAAGAAGAATATTCAGATAAATTAGACAATAGATTAACAATAAAAGATCTAATTGATACATATGGTCAAATGAAAATTGAAACTGCCTTTATGTATTATTTATTCACCGGTAATCTTAAAGAATTAAATACTCAACCAATCAAATAAATTATGAAATACTTAAAACACTTCGAAGATTTTAATTCTGATTATACAGTATACAATATACCTGATTCTGGTACTAAGGAGCGTACTAAGATAAAGGTATTGCCAAAACTCCCCGAAACAATATTAAGAATAAGTTGTGCATATCAGGATATATCAAAACTTCCCAAATTACCAAAGAATTTAAAAGAATTAAATTGTTATTATAATCAACTAACAAGTTTACCTGAATTACCAAAATCTTTGATAATCTTACATTGTTCAAATAATAAATTAGAAAGAATACCAAAATTACCGGATACATTAGAAGAACTATGGTGTTATGATAATCAACTAACAAGTTTACCTGAATTACCAAAAGAATTAACTAAATTATCA